CGTCAGATGTGTATAAGAGACAGGGTAACTCAGCGCCTGTTGGTGCTGGTGGTTCAGGTGGTGGCGGTAGCGGTGGTGTTGTAAGCCTTACTCTCAATGCTGGCAACGGAACTGCAAACACGGGAGGCGGTGGGGGTGGCTCAAGGGCAGCAGGCGGTACAACCCCTGGTGCTGGTGGCTCAGGTTACATCGTAATAGTGATAGGATAATCTAATGGCACATTTTGCTCAACTAAACGGTAACGTGGTTCAACAGGTTATTGTTGTTAATAATGAAGTTCTTGAAAACAAAGAGTTTCCAGAGTCGGAACCAATTGGCGTCGCTTTCTGCAAGTCGCTATTTGGCGAAGATACTGAATGGAAACAGACCTCATACAATAGCAACTTTCGTGGTTGCTATGCAGGTATGGGTATGATTTACGATGCCGAGAAAGATGAGTTTACTTCTCCTCGACAAGCTCCGACTGAAGAATAAGCACCTGCTTAAACTACCAAGCAAATTAACCAGATAAGGGGATAAGTGGTGGCAACTCTTTATGATGCTTCGATAGCATACGAGGATGCTACCACCCTTTATTCTGGTGCAGTTATTTATAGTTCTGGCACCACCACAAGTGGCACTGGAACTTTAACCGCTACAGTTAAGCTTACCCGTGCCATTAGCAGTTCTACTGCTGGCGCAGGCTCTCTTTCTGTAACAGCTATCCGCAAGAAGTTTATTGCTAGCTCTACTAGCGGCACGGGAACGTTAACCGCAAGCGGAATCCGCGGGGTATCTTCAAGCACATCTACTGTTGGCACAGGCACAGTAACTAGCGCCGTTGGTCGCGTAACTACTTCGAGAACAAGCACTGCTGGCGTTGGCGCTCTTAGCGTTTCTGCCTTGCGCGAAGCCATTGGTAGCACTACAACCTCGGGAACGGGTACGCTTAGTGCCACTTCTCGTGCTATTAGGAAAACTGGAAGCAACACCTCTGGTACAGCATCTTGCGTATCAACTGTGCGCATCACTGAAGGTGATACAACTTATACTCTTGTCACAGGTACGCTTGTATCTGCTGCTAAGACAATCCAGAACATCCGCACTTCAACTGCTGGCTCTGGCACGCTTAGCGCAACATCAATTGCCAAACGTTTTACTAGCAGCTCTACCGTTGGTGTAGGCAACCGCACAGCATCAGTTCAAAAGACCGTCAAGGCGACTGCGAACCTAGCGGGTACAGGCTCTTTGCTTGCTAGCGCTGCTTTGGTTATACACGCTGCCACCTCGACGATTGGTGCTGGCACACTCTTTGCAACTTCAATTAAGAAGATGTCTTCTGGAACCGCAAGCCCACTAACGGGTACAACCAGCACAACCAGCAAGGCAATCAGATTCACAGGTAGCGCAACGCTTGGCGTTGGCTCCCTCAGCGCTACAGGACTTCGCAAGACAGTCTCAGGCACGGTCAGCGCATTGCTTGGATTGCTCACGGCTAACGCTTTCAAGTACAACCCAGCGATTGACCCAGCTCAGATTGACTACGAGGCTAGTCTTCACTATCAACTCTGGCAAGCCAGCCTAGACACTAACTGGTCAGTCCAGTTGGTTGAGCCTAGCGTTATCAGAGCCAGCCTGACGGACAACACGGTATACACCCGTGCAAGTTTAGACCCAATCACTTGGCAGACCACACTCAAAGACAACATCTGGAAGGTATCACTATGAGCATTACATTCGAGCGCGAGAGCGTAGAGTTCCAACCTATCGTTGTGACCCGTGACGGGGTAACTATTACTTCAGGTATTGCCACCTGTATTGCCCAACTCGGTACACGCCCAGTAACGTTCATCCCCTCGGTGACTGTGGGTACTCAGATTGGCTGTATGGTTGGTGGTCTGACCGTAGGAACCTACAACGTCTGGGTTCAGATTACAGATAGCCCAGAAATCCCTGTCAAGAACGCTGGCTCCTTCACCGTCATATAGCCCAAATCGGGGCTAGACGGCCCTTTAGAGACGAGAAACCCCCTGCTTAGGTATAATCACCTAGGACAGGGGGTCTTTTGTCGTTTCGGCTTGCCAAGATTGCGCAACGTCCAAGTCACGCTAGCCCTTGCTAGCGCTTCGCCCAGACCAAATCTTGGCTAAGTTTAGTCTTTGCCCCATGGGCGGTTCTCGAATGGGTAGATGTTGAGGGTCATCTCAGGGTCTGCCTTCCACTCCTTGAGTAGGGCATCCATGTCTAGGCCTAGCCACTCGTCACCCTTCTCCTCTGACTCATCCTCAGACTCACAGGCCTTGTAGCCATCCTTATAGCCATAGGTGTAGGCATCTGCCTTTTCCCTGTAGGCTCGCTTATGGTAGTTGAGGTAGGTCTCTTGAAGGAGGTTGTTCTCACGGATGAGAGTTTCGGTTGACCTGTTGTAGTAAATAACCCAGATTAGGTTGCTTACGATTGCTGCTGCTAATGCGCTGAGTACTGCATTCATTAGTTCTTCTCTCTTTTAATTTGACTATAGTCTGTATATATATTATATTATATATATAACAACCGCCTTATGGGCGGTTGTATTATTATTATATATATATAATTCATATACATATGAAATTATAGCAGGCTAAATCTAGCTGGTCAAGTAGTTATATCAATTTGACTCTAACCTAGCCATGTGTATAATACCGCTCATGGCAATCACAATAGAAGAACATACGTTACCAGAACATGCGAGTTACTCGTCTATCACTACCTACCTAGCCTGTGGCTGGCAGTACTACCTAGGCCGTGTCTTGAAGATTCAAGAGGCGGATTCGGTATGGTCAGTCGGAGGCTCTGCATTCCACCTAGCCGCTGAGATGTACGACTTGAGGGAGGAATAATGAACTTAGAACTTTACTGGGGTCCGAAGGACGGACATCTTATCGACATGCCAGTAACGGTCGACCCAACCACAAAGCAAGTGCGCAGGGCTGCTACCGTAAACATGTCGGGTGCTATCTACCGCATTGAACCAGTTAGCAAACACCCTGACAAAAAGCCACAACCTGGCGTCTCATACATTGGAGTATTCATTGGAACTCGCTAGCGAACTATGGCAAGATGCGTGGAAAGTTTGTGTTGGAGATAAGGATTTAACCAACGCTCGCGTATCTGGCAGAGCAACAAAAGCAAATCCTAACAAGGAAGATGTTACGCAATGGCAGAAGCAAGGTGTAACCTTCGTAGAGGATTACATCAAGTGGCGCCAGCAGAATCCCAACTGGAAAATCTGGGTAACGCCAGACGGCAAGAAAGCAGTTGAGTTAGAACTAGAAGTACCGATTGGCAACATTCCAATTAAGGTCGGCATCGACCGTATCTTCGACGTAGATGGTCAGTTGGTTATCATTGACTTGAAGACTTCTTCTAGTGAGCAGTACCTATCAACGTTGCAACTAGGCTTCTACAAGGTAGCAATCGAGATAGCCTATGGCGTAGAGATTAAGTACGGCAACTTCTACATGGCTCGCAAAGCGAGCATGTCAGACTGGGTTGACCTTAGTGACTACACCTACGAGAAACTAGAGTTCCTAGTGAATCAATTTGACAAATCAAGAAAGGCTGGTATCTTTATGCCTAATGCGTCGAGTTGCAAACTATGTGGCTTCAGCAAGGAATGTACATTCTCTACCAAGAAAGAAGGATAGCATGGAACTAACAGCGACAGAAATCCTCGGAGCCTTTCAGCTCCGAATCATTACTCCAGCAGAAGCGCGTGAGCGCCTAGGCTTTGAGAACATCCCAGCAGAGGATGCACCAGTACCACCAGAAGGAGCAGAAGGAATCTTTGAGCAGGCAGCTAACAACCCAGGAGTAAACAATGGTTAATGACGATTGGAAATTGCAGGTATCGTATAAGACACCAGCAGGTGACCTTATCAACATCCGTGCTAACACGGCAGATGAACTCTCTGTAAACCTAGAAGCCATTGGCGACTACGCTACACAGATTGCAGCAACACAGGCGAAGATTGCAGGTGCGTTTGTCGTAACCCCTTTATCGACGTCGAGTTCCACAGAAAGCACAACGCCACCGCCTTACTCACCTCAGGTGTCGGCACCACCAGCGTTCGCTTCCTCAGGACCGACATGTCCTCACGGTTCTCGAGTACACAAGTCGGGAGTCTCCTCGAAGACGGGCAAGCCTTATTCGATGTGGGTATGCCCACTTCCACAGGGTCCCGAGCAATGCAAGCCAGTGAACTAATACCACAGGAACTATTCTAAAGAGAAAGGGGCAGTCATATGAGAACTCTAGCACGCTCGGTAGGCCGAGCATCTATTGGTGGCGAGCCCCTTCCAGTTCCTTTCAGAGCGTTTGAGAATACACAGATTGCTATTCGTCGCTCTGAACTAACAATGATGGCAGCGGTTCCAGGCGCTGGCAAGTCTATGCTTGCGCTCGCTATCGCTCTCAAGACGAACGTCCCAACCCTGTACATCTCTGCTGATACAAACGCACACACAATGGCAATGCGATTGGCGTCTATGATATCTGGCAAGAGTCAGGGTGACGTGGAGAAGTTGCTTACGAACGACATAGGCTGGACACGCGCTGTACTTGCACGAGGTGCTCACATTGTCTGGTCGTTCGAAAGCAGCCCCACTCTTGAGGATATCGCAGAAGAAGTCAAGGCATTCGAGGAACTATGGGGCCAGTCCCCTGAGCTAATCGTGGTGGACAACCTTATGGACGTAGCCACCGATGGTGGCGAGGAGTTTGCTTCTATGCGTGCCATTATGAAAGAACTAAAGTACCTAGCAAGAGCGACAAACGCTGCGGTGTTAGTCCTTCACCATACCAGTGAGGGAGTAATGGGTACACCTTGTCAGCCACGCTCAGCACTACAGGGAAAGGTAGCCCAGCTACCAGCACTAATCCTTACCCTTGGGTTGGTTGGGTCGTCGCTTGCCTGTGCGGTTGTAAAGAACCGCTATGGCAAGGCTGACGCCAATGGAACTTCCGTTATGACTTGGCTTGCTTTCTCAGGAGAGTACTGCTACGTCGATGATATACCAGAGAACGCTTAGGAGCGCAATGAGTAATCGTAAGAAAGCAGAGAAGCAGGTAGCCTCCTTTGAGGCGTTCAAGCAAGTCTTCGTAGAGTCAGAGCGCGTTATGCGCGACAACCTCGTCAAGCTAATTGAAGAGCGACTCAAGACCGAGAACACGATTGACGGCAGATTAGCCTTTAAGATTGCAATCAAAATTATTAGAACGGGGACATTGGATGATATCGATTCTATTACTGTTCATGCTGATAGCGTGGATGTAGAAGATGGTGACAAGAGCGAGCCACAAGGCTAGAGGAGCAACCTATGAGTCTGACACGAAAACTAAGTTTCGGGAAAAAGGTTACGACGCCGAGCGACTGGCGCGAACTGGCGCCAAAGATGAAGGTGACGTTGTTGTTCGAAAATGGCTCGGATTTGAACACGTGGTTGTCGAGTGTAAAGCACCAGGACGAGACGGAAGTATTGACCTTTCTGGATGGCTTAGAGAGGCACGCCTTGAGCGAAGTCACTACGCTGATGCGAGGGGCTTACTCGATGGTACAGCGGGAGTGGTACTCATCAAAGCAAGAGGAAAATCAATAGAAGATTCTTATCTAGTAATCAGGCTAGGAGATGTGTTGTGAGGGGGACAGATGAGTTACCGAATATCGGAGAAGTGCTCAAGCATTACGGGGCAGAGTTCTATCGCTCCTCGGGCTCGGGAAGCATCCGTTGCCCCTTCCACGACGACCGACACGCAAGTGCGGGCATTGACTTCAATCGAAATCTCTTCAATTGTTTCACCTGCGGTGTCGGTGGCAATTCGCTCCAAATTATTGCTAGACAAGAGGGGATAAGTGTCAATGAAGCAAGGACATTCGCAGAGGGAATTACTGGACAGAGCTACAGCAAGGTACGCGGCGAGCATAGATATGGCAGCGGATTACCTTCAAAGTCGGGGCATAACAAGGGAAGTAGCCTTGTCGGCTCAATTAGGCGTAGTCGAGCATCCTGAGGTAGGCCATGAGGCCTTTGTAGGCCGACTAGCCATCCCATACATCACTAAGACTGGTGTTGTGGACATTCGTTTTCGCTCGCTTAACCCAGCCGTAGAGCCTAAGTACATGGGCATGACTGGTGCGGTAACTAAATTATACAACGTTAAAGACATTGACCGCGCAGGCGACTGGATTGGTTTGTGTGAAGGGGAACTGGACACTATTACTCTCTCCAAGAGCGTCGGAATTCCTTGCGTGGGGGTTCCTGGGGCTAATAGTTGGAAGCCTCATTACACTCGCCTTCTACAAGATTTCGAACGGGTCTTTATCTTCGCTGACGGAGACCAGCCTGGCCTCGAGTTTGCGAAAGGCCTATCGAAAGATTTGCCAGTCACGATAGTACCACTACCTGACGGCGAAGATGTTAATAGTTGTTACGTTAAGTTTGGAAAAGAATACCTACTAGAAAAGGCAGGACTAAATGACTGAGTACGTTGATTTACCCAGCGCCTTAGGCGCTTCACGAGACAACATCGAGACAGTCGTTAAGCGTTGCGACTACTGCGGAGAAGTCTTCGACACTATCTTTGACGAGGCAGACCATATCCTCGGTGAAGGCGAAGAGCAGTTCGACCCGTACTACACGCTCAGCGGTGACGCTTCAATCCGTATAGGCAACCTCATGCGTACCTTCTATGACAACGCTGACAATGCCGAAGGCATTCGTGAGTTGGCTCAGGAGATTTACTCAATCCTTCTCGTGGCTGAGTATAACCCAAAGATTCTTACTAGCGAATTGGACATGATGCTCAATGACTAAGACGTTTGAGGAAGAGGTGCATGATGTATTTACAGAACTCGAAACCTTGCTCATTCAAAAGCACCATGACTACGGTCCAAAAAATATATCTCAGTCCCCAGGGGGACCTCTTAATGGACTACGAGTGCGAATGTGGGATAAGTTTGCGCGTATCAACAACCTCATCGACTCCGAAACGAAAGCGAAGAATGAGCCTCTCGCAGATTCATTCAAAGACATGGCAAACTATAGCGTCATTGCTCTCTTAGTAGAGCGAGGAGTGTGGCCGAGTGATTAGACCTAAGTCCATTAAGGTGCTTGGCCAGCGTTACAAAGTTAAGTATGACTTGCAAGAAGATGACAAAGAAGGTAAGACGCTAGGTATTACTGACCAATGGACAAATACCATCCGCCTCCAAGGCGGACTGCAAGAAGATAAGTTAGCAAGCGTGTTCATGCACGAAGTGACACACGCAATATTGAACGAGTCAACCATGTCAGACAGGTTGCGGTTCGGATTAGAAGAAGTCTGCGACATCGTAGGTTTCCACGTAGTGCCTTTCCTAAAGGACAACCCAGACATAGTTAGTTGGATACTCAAGGAAGTAGAGGAATAATGCCAAAGACACCAGCATGGCAACGCAAGGAAGGTCAGAACCCCAAGGGTGGCCTCAATGAAAAGGGGCGTGCCTCAGCTAAGGCTGAAGGTCATAACCTCAAAGCCCCTGTGAAATCAGGCGACAACCCCCGTAGAGCCTCATTCTTGGCACGTATGGGCAACGCTCCTGGGCCTGAACATAAGCCTAATGGCGAGCCAACTCGCCTTCTACTATCACTCCAAGCGTGGGGTGCTTCATCTAAGGCAGATGCCAAGAAGAAAGCAGCTGCTATCTCTAAGAGAAACAAGGGGAGCAAGTAATGGCGGAGAAAGTATATGGACCTTACAAGGGTTCCAAGGCTAACGGAGGACGACCTATCGTCGTCATCAAAAAGAAGGTCGACGGAAAGACAGTTACTACTTCTGAGAATGCAGCACGAGCATTATATGAAAAGAAGACTGGAAAGAAACTCCCAAAGAACGTCGACGTCGACCATAAGGATAATAAGGGCCGTATCGGCGGTAAGGCACATGACAAGATGAGCAACCTCGACCCATTGTCACACGGCAAGAACGTGGCCAAGGAGAATAAAGTCCGAGGTAAAAAGAAGTGAAGGTCATAGTCGCTATTAGCGACATGCAGGTTCCCTATCACGATAAGCGTGCAGTCAAGAACCTCATCAACTTCGTCAAGCAGTACAAGCCAAGCGAAGTAATCACCGTAGGTGACGAGATGGACATGCAGACTATCTCTCGTTGGTCACAAGGCACACGCCTTGAACATGAAGGCTCAATCGGCCGCGACCGTGACGAGACGTGCAGAATCCTTGAGGACTTGCAGGTCAGCCACATGGCTAGGTCTAACCATACAGACCGACTACTCAATACAGTATCCATGCGAGCCCCTGGGCTCTTTGGATTGCCTGAACTAAACATCCAGAATTTTTTTCGTATGAAAGAGTTGGGAATCAAATATCATGAAGACCCTTATGAACTGGCGCCCGATTGGCTCCTTATGCACGGCGATGAAGGAAACTCTAGCAGTACTGCTGGCGTTACTGCTCTTAATCTTGCTAAGCGGGCTAACATGTCTGTCATTTGTGGCCACACTCATCGTCAGGGCCTTGTACCTTTTAGTCAATCTCATGGAGCTGGTACTACTCGCACCATTTACGGCTTTGAAACTGGCAATCTTATGGATTACTCAAAGGCTAAGTACATTAAGGGCGGACTCTTCAACTGGCAACAAGGATTCGGAGTCCTCTACGTCGACGGACAAAAAGTAACACCAGTAGCCGTACCAATTCAGAAGGATGGCTCGTTCATCTTTGCGGGGTATAAGTGGGGCTAGACTGGGAACGCATTGAACCGTGGGACTACATCGTCAATAGTGTATCGGCGGAGTACCACAAGCATTACCCAATGTGCGAGTTAGACGATATCAGACAGAACTTGTACGAATGGTTCCTCACCCATCCAAACAAATTGGATGAGTGGGAAGCCATCGGCAAGAAAGATGCTAAGAACCTTATCTATCGGTCATTGCGCAATCATGCGCTGGACTATTGTCAGTATTGGAAGGCTCGTGCATTAGGTTATGAGGTCGAAGACCTGTTCTTCTACACACCAGAGATGGTGGAAGCATTGCTACCAGCCGTACTACTAGAATCAAAGGAAGTGCTACCACAACTCAATCTAGGAAACACGCGTGGTAGTGGGCTGGTCAGCGAGAGCGGTAATGCCTTGGTCATGCTTGCAGAGATTGCCAAAGTTTGTGTTGGACTGTCCGACGAGGATAAGCAAGTCTTGCACCTCCGCTTCGCTCTGGGGTTTGAGTATCCCGAAATCGTAAATACTCTACAACTTAATACAGAAGACGCAGCGCGTCAGCGTGTGCGTCGTGCAGTCAAAAGAATCATCAACAAGTTAGGTGGCTATAAGCCTTATGTCGATGATGAATCCCCTTCGGAAGAAACTGAGACAGAATCAACCGAAGAGGAAACAATCACCGAACTTGTTTAAGCGTTAAGGGTATCTGTAGGACATGTCCTATGGGTACCCTTCTTGCTTGCCTAAGAGATTGTATAAAAGTGTCATAGCATTTTGGTACTCCTCTTCTGTTAAGCCAGCCTCAAGCATCTGAGGTTTCTTGGCAATGGACTCATCTATCATCTCTTGCAGGTTCACTAGCCTCCTGTCGAATAGAACCCTGACCCATTGAACTTGATGCCAGGGGTTGAGTATACCTGTCTCATCTCGATACCGCAATGTGGCGGAGCCACAGCGTCGTCGTGAATCGAACGAGTAATTGTCATGAACGCGTTGCACACCTCACATCTGTAATCATACTGTGGCATAGACCAACTCCTGTAACTTGAACTCGCTATAACCGACTGAACCCATAGTGAAGTCGGCTTTACTTTTGCCAGTAAGAGTCAATCGCTCAGCTGGAAGCATACCACCCCAGATGCCCCACATGAGGTTGTCAGGCTCCATGCCTAACTCACCGCAGGGAATCATGGCAGGGCAGTCATAACAAGCCTCCACAGCGGCTTTTACGCCCTGAATAACGGCATTCTTAACCGCCTTGCCTGGTCTGTTTGGTGGCAGACTGATAAACCAATTGTCTGGGGCCTCCTCGCATGCTGCTTTCATGTTCCCTCCTTCGTATGTCGTCAATCTCTAGTTGTCTAAGTCTAGCAGAACGCTGGTCTGCCTTGTCCAGTAAGGCGGAGTACGAGTCTAGGCTTCTAATAATCTGCTTAGATAACCTAGACGCGTCGTCCTTGTTGTAGCCGTAGTACCACAGTTTGTCACAGACCTTCTCGGTTCTATTCCTCACCCTTGTACTCCAAGTCTACATCTTCTAGGTATGGCGCAGCATCGAATGGGTCAGCCATAATGTTGAATGCACCATCAAGACTGTCTGCTTCTACTTTGTAGACTTCTGTCTTAGCAAATACGTATCGCATTTATTGTACTCCCTTCTGCAGTAGTGGTAGTTACGATTTGATGATTGCTCGGCAGAGTGTGGGCAATCCATGCACGTGCCTGCTGAAGGTACATAGCCTGAGTCTCTTGCCACATCCTGTCTAGATAGTGGGGACTCCACGGGTCGTCTGTCCCTTCACGCTTTGCGATTACATCCTTCATTAACTCCAAAATGGGTCTCCTCCTATCACATCTTTTAATAGTTCCATTAGCGCTCCCTAGTTATCGCAATAATCGCCAGATGCATGGTCGCAGCGGCAATCGTTCAAACTATTTGAGCAGCAATCGCAGTAAATGCAATCGTTGCAATCACAGTAATCTCCATGTTGGCACTCGTCGTCAACGTCATGGTCGTAGCCACAATCGTTGCACTCGGCGTTCGTCTGCCAGCGAGCAACTACATCTTTAAGTAATTCCATTAGTACCAACTCCTTCTCTGCCAATGAGCCCATGCGCTACATGGCGTTCCGTACCGATAATAGATATAAGCCAGACCTCTGTCAATCTGACTAGGTGGGGAAGTCTTAGTGCTCATCCCTAATAGTTGAGGGATACCACCTGCTCTCAACCCCATGACACGCTCTAAGTTGTACGCCTTGGGATTCCAAGCCGACTCCTTGCCCCACAAGTTAGCAAGACACCTGAATTGCTTGTCAGCAAATATCTCTATCTTGTCTCTTGCGTAGGCAAGGCTGTCGGTCTTAGACCACACCCGTACAGGTGTTTGTGTTGGCGCGTGTGCTAAGGATACGGTGAGCGACCCGATTGTTATCACAATCAGGGACACCGCTACAGGTTTCATTATTCGCAATCGAGTTCTCCTAACGGAAGCGCACCAGCGAGAGCCTCATACATCTCTGCTGTTACTGTGTCTTTGGACTTGTACGCGAGCGTTGCTCGGGCTAGGTAGTAGTTGCGCTTGCCTGTACCTAGTGCCTTCTCCTCACGCGTGACCTCGACCCCATTGCTGTCTAGGTGGTCGGTGATGAGCCGTGTTAATTTACTGAGCGACACGCTCCGCATTGGATAGTCGCCGTCTCTCTCGGGAGAGTACGTAAAACCAGCGTCAATCACTAACTTTTTGAGTTCAGATTCCTTAATCACGATAACTCCTGTTCTGTAGGACATGTCCTACACTTATAAATTGTGAGGTGATAGGGGCTGACCTATCTACTGACCAGCCCCCACCACACGTTAGTTATGCTGAGTAAGCGACCTCAGTATAGCCAGCCAAGCGTGAAGCCTTGGTAATCTTACCAGACTGCAAGTGCTTGTAGTTGCCTGACGGCAGGAGAACCCACGTGGATGAGTTCTTGAAGCGGTCATTCCCCTTGATTGCCTTGAGGATTGTCACGCCAGCGGTATCCGCAACGATGTTCTGAATGTCATCGAGTGCTGTGAAAGCGTCGACGAGTGCTGATTCGATTGCGAGTGTTGTTGTGCTTGTCATAAGTGTTGCTCCTTTTTTGTTGGTTAGTTGGTTAGGTCGTACTTACTATCCTCGTGAGAACCGAGGATAATTCCAGTTGGTATGTAGCACATACAGAAGCCCTGCGTGTCGCCACATTCTATACATGACTTACAGTTATCGCAATAGCCTAGCTCAAGGTTATCCCATGAGATTGGGAATGCACACATGAGGCAGTCTACTGCCGTATCGTCATCGTCTAACTCATCGCTGAATAGGTGATAGAGATTATCGCCAGTCGATGAGGTCGGGGTCGTAGTGAGTTCTTTTGGGGCTAACACCACCGCCTTAGATGGCTCTCTAGGTACATACTGCTTGGTGTCATAGTCCCAGCGGTGCGTGTCATAAAACTCGTCATACTTGGGGTCGCTATAAGCGTAGTAGTTACGCTTGATAGGCTCGGGTGCTGGTCGGTGGTAAGTATTAGACCACCACACGCCATCGTTATCCCATGTACCAGACTTCTCGTTGAGAATGTACAGGTTGAACTTAGCGGCTGGGTCTACAGTCATGACTACCACCTTGCTACCTACTGCCCACTTCTCGAGGATGTGAAAGACTCTCGGGTCATCGAGGGCGGCTACGCCACCCATAGCAGGCAGAACTTCTTCCGCGAAGATACGCGTATCAGAACGCCTATCGTTCTCATCTATGGGTAGCGATAGCACACCGTTGTGGGCGAGGTAAGTCATGGCACTTCCTCCCACTTGGAACGGATGGCAGTTAGCCTCGTTCTTCACACCATGCGTAGCGATACGACAATGCCATAGCGCATACGCACTTGGATACTGCGCCCGTAGTTCTAGGAATCTACGGATAGATTTCTTAGCACTCATGGTGCGTTCTGAGATAATTCCGTCAGGAGTCATTATCGCAAAGCCAAAGCCGTCAGGATTACGACATGCGCCTTGTAACAATTCCTCCTCGGTCGGTGTTGAATTTGCATCACATACGACTAGCAAGCACATACATTCTCCTCTCTATGCTTCGACTTTCAGGGATTCCATTTCGGACAGGGACACTTCGGGTACTTCAGGTAGGCGTTCTACCAGTTCGGGATACAACTCGTTGCGGTCATTGACATAATCAACGAACTCTTGCCAGTCATACCAGTCAGCCATAGCCTCGTTGAGTTCGCGGGTGTAATTGACCATAGCATGAACTAAGCCAAGACTTGCCTTGACTCCCTCGGTATTGGTAGTACCTCGGAAGAAACGCAACTCGAGAGTGGCTCGCTTGAGAGTATTGACCGCTGAGTATTTCTCACCGCCTTGAAGACTCTCACCACCCTTGCCTTCGAGGGTAAAGATAGGCTTATCGAACTCATCGAAGCCCCACGCGTCATTGAATCGGGCATAGGTGGACTTGCGACCGCCGAACTTCATCATCATGTCTGAGTTGCGATAGATGAACTCGATGAATCGGTGCGTATGTCTGCCGTCAGCGAAAGCCTTACGAGATACATGGATGTGTAAGCCACAAGTACCTGAGTCCCATGACCGAGCCTTGAACTTCTTGCGCAGGGTCTCAATCGTATCCCATAGCACCGAACTGTCTCGGTACTTGGCATAGGTGTGAGGCTGGGTCACTAACTCGAAGCCACCACCGATAGATGAGTCGGTCTTGAGTTGGGCAATCTCGACATCTTGTAGGGCATGAAGGGCATACCTAGCAGCATCGGTGAGAACGCGATTAGGGACAGCCATTTCCAACTCGAAGCCCATGAATAGTTCGCCGTCATCGTCACCATGAAAGACGAGGTTAGGCTCACATGAATAGTTATGGATAGGTGAGGATTCTGTACCACCACCGCAACGGCAACGCTGGACATTTCCGTCTACATCACGATTACACTCTCGGCAAAACTGATTGCGTAGCAGGTTAGCCGTGTTGTCTTGAGAACAGAACCATACGAAGTTCTCATAGCAACCCTCGTGGTAACAGTAACGCATGCGATTGCCTTCATAGATAATTTCTATGACATTATCGCTGTAAGTGTCATCGCTGGTCGCGTATCGGGTAGAACACTCTGCGCATTGGCGGCTATAGTCATGAGCGCAATTAGCACACCAACGTTCTAAGACTGTCTCACCTCGCGCTCCCCGTCTTACTTTGCAACGATTGCCAGGCTCTATTGGCTCGCTACACCTTCCGCATAATACATCAGACATTTGTCGTTCCTCTCTAGTAGATAGTAACTATATGGTATACCATACAGCTTAGATTGGTCAATCGGCTTCAATATTTAATTATAAGAGAATCTTACCATAGGTAAGGCTTCCTGTCAAGCGTGATTACTTCTTGCCCCATACTGTATCGCATTGGCGACCCTCAGGGACTTGATGACACCGACCCTCATGGGTATTGGTGCGGACAAATACAGCCGTAGCCAATAGTAGTACGCCAGCGGTCAATTTCACGCACCACCAGAAGTCGGCGCGGTTTGTGTCGGCGGAAGCCTTCACTCGAACCACCCCCACTCATCGCTGACCTGAAAGGTGTTAGCCGTCACGCTACGCAGAGCGATACGGAACCTAAGCATTTTGTACGCAATTCTGATTCGTCTAGTCATTACTTCCACTCCCCTACTAGGGCAAGGTGTTCAGCCTTGCGCTTGGCTTGATTAGCCTCACGCGCTACGCGGTTGGCTTCTAACTCTGCCCGCACCTTGTCATACTCTGCGAACCATTGCTCTTCCTCGAAAATAAGCACGTCTAAATCTACTTTGCCATTGTTACGCAAGCCTTCGAGAACTGACTTCTCGCGTTGCTTGAGTTTTTTACCTGCTGGGTGACGCTTCATTGAGGCTTCGCGTGGTGTCTCTGACTTAGCGAATAAAGTGAAGGTGTCGCTCACTTCTTACTCCTTTTCCGTATGGTATCCCATACACTCTAATTTACTACCAACTAGGGCTAGTTCCCTCGCTAGTAACCTAATTCTACTATACCCCTTGCTCTTATGTCAAGTGCGCCATCAGCCGTCATCAGTCATCATCAGGTGTTTGTGTTGGATTTTTTCGATAGGGCTAGGGTCATCCGCCGTCAGCCGTCAGCCGTCATCCATCGTCAATAATAGTTTGTGTTGGGGCAGATTTCAGGGCATTAAAATAACCCCCACCCCGTGAGGGGTGAGGGCTATCGGTTGAGGGTTGAGATTATGCGGTGACGGTATCCATTACCTTGATTACTTTCGCGAGGTCTAGTAATTGCTTAGCAAACGCCACGCGGTCCGCAGGGGTTAGGGCTTGAGCGTAGTCGTAAATCATGGCGTACATGTCACCGTCTACGGTCTCACCTTCAAGCACCTCACCAGACTTAGGGCGCGCAGCGCGAGAGGTTGAAGGCTTATTTTTCTTAATGGTCTCCCACCCTAGAGCCGTGTCAGTAACCATGCCGAGGGCGGTGTCTGCGCCATGAGCCAAACGGTACCCGTTAGCCACGCGGAATACGTTAGCGAAAGTGTCGTTCTCTGCAATTTTAGGAAATGCCTTAGTAATCGCATAAACGGCCTTTAAATCTTGCGCCTTAGTGGCCGTCAATTCCTTCAATACTAGAGGAGATTCCTTCTTCGCTTGTGCGATGGTGGCCTTAATTGTTGAGACTGACCAAGCACCCTTACCTAGTAAGTCAATAAATCCCCAGACGGACTTCTCTGTGTATTTAGAGACTTTCACAAGGTAAGCCACGCCTGCAGGGTTGGCGATTCCTTCTTCTGGTGTTGTTGTTGTTGTTGCTGTTGATTTTGTAGCCATGATTTTGAGCCTTCCGGGTTTATGAACGCGGTGTTGCGTTCATGGCTTGAGTGTAGTGCATGGCGGGCGGTTATGTCTAATCGGGTAAATCCTCGGCGTGTCGCGCCGTATGGGATACCATACGGACGGGTTGAGGTTGCGGGGTAGTTGAAGATTCGACTACTCCCCCCCTATGGATTAGGCAGGTGTACGATAGTCCGCTATTCCACATTATGGCACCCTGTTCCACATTATGGAACGCCCCCTTGAGGGGCTATCGTCTCATATTTTGAGATGGCTGTCTCATTATCTGGGACAGAATAAAATATCGATTTGTCGATAATTGGCTAGATTATGACCTGGGGGGTTTTAACTATAGCATGAAGTAGTAGTT